GCGTAAGGCTCTCTTGAATTGTTTGTGTCGGTTTGTGTCGGCCGAATTTTGGGCAAAAAAATAACCCCACTCCCGAAGGAGTGAGGCTACTTTATTTTTTCTTTAGGCTGCTGGCTTCACACTATTTTTCTTGATTTGAATTAACGCGGCGATAGTTGAGTTTGTTAGTTCAATTTCAACTGTGGTGAACTTATCGAATCCACCGCCTAGTTTAACTTGTTCGGTTAGCAACTTAGCGAAAGCCTGTAAGCCTGTCTCGAAAGTAATCGCGCTAGCCTTTTCTACGATTTCCGCATTTAGACTTTCGCCCTTGTCGCGTGCCTGGCTTTCTGCTTTTGTAAGTGTGTTCTCGTCTAGTTCTTCCATAGTTTTAAATTGCTTGATATGGGCTAGTGCGCCTTTTGCTTTTACGTCATCAAGCACACGATTTGCCATCGTCAGAACCTTTGAAATCGGTGAGAGTTGAACGTCTGGAATTTGCTTAACTATTGCTTGGGCGATTACCGCAGATTTTACATGGGCAGATTTGAATTCTGCTTGAATTGTTGCGCCTTTTAATTCCGCCTTGATTGAATCTTCGATAACCGCTTGGGTAAGGGTTTTGTTATTCAAGCAAGATGCGACATAAGCAAGGAATTCGAAATTCGCTTGGTTTGAATTTTCCTTTGCGAGCAGAACGCTTGCGTAATTTGCTTGTGTTGCGGAATCTAGAACCTTTGGTGCTTTTTCTGTCTTTGTTGCTGTTGTCATTTTTTTTCCTTTGTTTGGGTGGAAACGAGACGGTTCTCATTTCGCTACGCTCAATGTAGTGCATAACCGCCTAATCACCTAATCGAAACCCTAATTTCAAGAAAATCTTTTTTTCTCTATTATAGAGCGGAATTTGGACATTTTCTGGGCTAGTGTCTAAGGGTATCATCTTTAGACTTATTTGTCAATTATGTCCAGTTTGTGTTGGGCGACACGCCCGACCGCGTTGCTCAGGTAACACTCAGGTTACACTCAGGTTTGTGTTGAAAGTTATCCACAGGCTTTATCCACAATGGGGATAACTATTGCTAGGTTATCCACAGGTTACTAGTGAGTAACATTACTGGTGAGTAACTTATCTCATGTCTCACATGGTGAGATTCTATTTCATATAGTGAGAAGATTTTCCATTTAATTTGATGGGGTAAATCTAGAATAATCCCCCCATAATGTTGTTAGGCGGATAGTCATTCACCTAATAAAACAAAATAGGCAACAATTAAACATGCACAAATAGGTTTGAGGGGAGGGTTGTTAATATCGCAAGGCGATAGGGTATATAGTATCCCATAATTATTTTCTGTTATATTATATAGCCCCCTTATATATATCTATTTTACGCTCAAATACAAAGAATACACGAACTTTCTGTTCGTTTTACCCGTTTGAACGGGTTATCTATATATGTAATGTATTATAAGGAGCCTGCTCCGCTAAGGCTACACAGTCTCCAATCAATTATATATATTATAAATAATGTGGGTATATTATGCCGTTTTACCCCACCGTTAAATGAGCGTTTTAAGGGGACTTAAATGGGACGCAAACCAGGGGTCCAATCGGTCCCAAAGGGCGAAGCCCAAGAGAAAGTATTAGCCCTATTAGAACAGGGGTCAACCATAACCGCTGCTATGGCAGCCGTCGGTAGACAAGATACAGCCTTCCGTCAGTGGGTAATGCAGGACGAATCTTTCAAAGAAAAAGCCGATAAGGCCCGCCTTGCAGGTAAAGGCGTAAAGGTAGACCTAGCAGAACTCAAGAACATATCCTACCCCGACTTCTCAACTCAATTCCTAGATACAACCCTTTTTGACCACCAACTTAACTGGCTCGACCTAATTGAAGGTCGTGAGCCTAGGTGGAATCCAGATGCCATGACTTACGAGCCAGGAGACCCAAAGCGTGTCCTTATCAACGTACCTCCCGAGCACGCCAAGTCGACGACAATCACGACAAACTACACCCTCTACACTATTGTTACTAACCCTAACGCTCGCGTCATTATCGTATCTAAGACTCAAGGTATGGCACGCAAATTTCTTGGAGCAATCAAGACAAGACTAAGCCACCCAGCATATATGAAACTCCAGACGGCCTTTGGCCCGAATGGTGGCTACAAAGCAGATGCAACTCAATGGTCTGCAGACATGATTTATCTAGGCACTGGTCGTGACTCTGGCGAGAAAGACCCTACTGTCCAAGCCCTCGGGTTCGGTTCGCAGATTTATGGGGCTCGCGCCGACCTAATTATTCTAGATGATGTGGTGATGGGTTCTAATGCCCACGAGTGGGAGAAGCAAATTGAATGGCTTCAAAAAGAAGTAATCACCCGCCTAGGGCGGCACGGAAAACTGCTTATAGTAGGAACCCGTGTCGCACCTATTGATTTATACAAGATGATTCGCTCTGGCGACCAGTGGACAGGTGGAAAGACACCCTTTACCTACTGTGCTATGCCAGCGGTACTAGAGTTTGATGAGAACCCAGACAACTGGAAGACTCTCTGGCCTAGGACCAATATTCAAGAAAATGATATTGATGAGCAGTTTAAAGATGGTCTTTATCCTAAATGGGATGGTGCATCACTCTTTAAGCGTAGGTCTGAAGTAGCCCCTTCTATCTGGGCTATGGTATATCAACAAGAAGATGTCGAATCTGACTCTATCTTCCCACCTGCCTGTGTGGCTGGTTCTGTAAATGGCATGCGAAAGCGTGGTCCTTTGAAGTATGATACTCCAGGACACCCACAACACATAGAAGGTACTTACACAGTAATTGGATTTGACCCTGCAGTATCTGGACGCTCTGCCTTTGTGGCAGTAACTTATAATCGCGCCGATGGCATGGTCTATGTTTTAGACTGTGTTAACATGGCAGACCCTACTCCCCAGAAGGAGACTGCTCTTATCCATGAATGGGTAGAGAAGTACAATCCACAGGAGTTTAGAGTAGAGATTAATGCTCACCAGAAGTATTATGCTATGGATACTGACCTTCGTAACTATCTAGCCCAATGGGGCTGCCAGTTAAACTCACACTTTACTGGTAAGAATAAGTGGGACACCTCTTTCGGAGTAGCATCTATGGCTAGCCTCTTTGGAAGTCTAAATGATAGCCGTTTCCAAGATAACAACATTATAGAATTACCTTCTAATGAAGGCTCAGAAGGACTTAAGTCTTTAGTCCAGCAATTAATCACATGGAAACCTGATACTAAGAACCCAACCGACTGTGTTATGGCTTTATGGTTTGCTATAATTCGCTGCCGCGAGTTGATGCAATCAACAAGTGGAGTTGGGCAGTACCAAACAAATCGCTGGGCAACTAAAGCACAAATGGCTTCTAGGGGTTCAATCAATTTAGACGAGGCCTTTGCAGAGCAATGGCAAGAAACTTACGGTTAGGACAACAATGGCATTAACAATGGAGCAGGTAGTAGCAAGAGTCGAGTCTCTTCGCTACCGAAATCATGAGCGTGATGCTCGTAACCTTGACGTTCTTGCTGTCCGTAAGGGCAAAATTGCTGAAGTATACCCGAACTTTTTCCCAGATGGCATTGATGCCAACGTAGTAGCCAACTTTATTGACATTGTTGCCCGCGACCTGTCAGAGGTTATGGCCCCATTACCAGCAGTCAACTGTTCTGCTGCTAATCAAACATCAGACCGTGCTCGTAGTTTCGCTGATAAGCGTACTCGCATAGCGTCTAACTACTTCCAGCATGCCGACCTATCAGTACAGATGTACTCAGGCGCAGACTGGTATATAACATATGGTTTTGTCCCGTTCTTTATTGAATTGGATGAAGAAAGCAAGCTGCCACGTATCCGCATAGAAAATCCTATAGGGGCTTACCCTGAATTTGACCGCTATGGTCGTTGCGTTGCTTTTGCTAAAAGATATATGCTTTCCCTTGGCGAGTTGGTATCACAATTCCCAGAGTATGAGAGAGTTCTGCTAGGTAGCCAAGGCTATCAGCAAGACTTGAACGCTCAGGTTGAGATGATTCGCTATTACGATAAAGACCAATCAATCATATACTTACCAAGAAAAGAAAACATAGTCCTTTCTAAGGCTACTAATCCTCTTGGCAAGATGATGGTTGTTGTTGCCCGTAAACCATCCATTGATGGTGAACTGCGTGGACAATTTGATGACATTCTAGGTATTCAATTACTTCGTAATCGATTTGCCTTACTTGCAATGGAAGCGGCAGAGAAATCTGTACAGGCTCCTATCGTACTACCAAATGATGTTCAAGAACTACAACTTGGTGGAGATGCTGTTATTCGTACAGCTAACCCAGCAGGTGTGCGCCGCGTTGAGTTAACGATTCCGCAGGGCGCGTTTACAGAATCACAACTACTTAACCAAGAACTTCGTGTGGGTTCTCGTTACCCAGAATCTCGTACTGGCAATATCAGTGCATCTGTTGTAACAGGTCAGGGTGTACAAGCCCTTATGGGTGCTTTCGACACCCAAGTTAAATCCGCACAGGCTATCTTTGCAGCAGCATTACGCGATATTATTGCTATATGCTTTGAAGTAGATGAGAAAATTTATCCAGCAGAAAAAACTATTCGTGGTGTAGACTCTGGTTCACCTTATGAAATCACCTATATACCAACAAAAGATATCAAGAACGACTACTCAGCAGATGTCCGCTATGGAATGCTTGCTGGTCTTAACCCTGCACAGGGCCTTATCTTCATGTTACAGGCACTTGGTGGTAAACTAATCTCTAAAGATATGGCAATGCGTGAACTTCCATTCACTGTCAATGTCACTCAAGAACTTGAAAAGATTGAAATCGAAGATATGCGCACAGCGCTACTCGGTTCATTAACCGCCTATACACAGGCAATCCCACAAATGGCCACTCAAGGCCAAGATGCCTCAGAGGTAGTTAGTAAAATTGCTTCAGTTATCAAGGCGCGACAAAAGGGACAAGCACTAGAGGATGCAATAGCAGAAATATTTGCTCCTAAACAAGAGGTTCCTCCTGCTGGCGCACCTAGTTCAATGGTAGAGCAACCGTCCCCTGCTCCCGAAGGTATGCCAGGAGGAGGCGCTTCTCAAGGAGCACCGATGGAAGTACCACCAGCACCACCAAATATTCAATCGTTACTATCAAGTCTTTCATCAAGTGGTCAGGCAACATCGAGGGCATCAATTCGTAGATAACTAAGTAGGGGACAATGACAACGATTATAGGAATACAACATATTGATAGTTGTACCTTACTCGCTGACAACAGAGTTACCGACGATGGTGGCAGGATATACAGCCATCCTGAGATGGAAAAGTTGACAGAAGTAGGTGCATTTATTATAGGTGGAAGTGGTGAAGTCTCACCATGTGATATAGCGCAACATCTATGGAAACCACCTAATGTAACTGCGTTAGATAGAAAAGATATCTACCATTTTATGATATCGAAGGCTATGCCTTCACTGCGTGAGTGTTTAAAAGCAAATGGATACAATTTTGATGAATCGCAAGATAAAGATTCGGGAGCTAGATTCCAATTTTTAATCGCTTGTAATGGTCAATTATTTGATATAGACCAGGACTTAGCGGTAATGAAAAGTAGTGATGGTATCTATGGAGTAGGTTCTGGAGCAGCATATGCTATCGGAGCGCTACACGCAGGTGCTAAACCTATGAAAGCGATGGAGATAGCAGCCAAACTAACTGCTTATACATCGGGTCCTTATATAACTAAAAAACAATATTCTAAGTAGGAGGCAATCATGGTAAGTGGCGGAAATCGACCTGGCGCACCACAGAACAATCCTGCTAACATATCAGCAACAGGTGGAGCAGGTCAAATGGCTAAACAACCAACTAGATACATTCCTGACATGAAGTCTTTAGGTTCTACTGGTGTTGAAACAGCAGCGCTACAAGGCGCAGCACCGCTTTCAGCGGGTCCAGCAACTCCATCAGCAAGCCTTCCTGATATAACACCTATCACAGCAGCATCTACCAACCCTGACGAGAATATAATGGCTGGTAATAAAATTGGTGGTGGACCTGGTCCAGAAGCAATGGGCAGTATGCCATCTGGTCCTTCACAAGACCCTGATATAGAATTAGTTCGCACCTACCTACCAGTTATAGAATGGTGGGCATCGCAACCTGGTTCTTCACAGGGAACTAAAGATTACGTTAAGTATCTTGGAACTATTGTATGAGTATTTTTGATGCGCTTGGCAATTATGCCACATTAGTCAGAGAGGCTTATTTCTCCGACGGGAAAAAGTCTACAAAGACTAATGTTAACTTTGGCAATGCCCTTGACGTATCAAGCAACCTACCCAAAAAAGACCCTGGTGGTTGGTTTGATAGTGCGGAAAGTTTTAGACAAAAGAGCCTTGGTACTGCGGAAGCAGTCATGGAAAAAACACTTGCCCCTGCTGTGGGTTGGTTTGAAAGAAAAACCAACATTGATACCCAGAAATGGTTAGAAATGGCCCCAAAGAATGTCAGGTCAAACTACGCATTCATTAGACAGACAACAGATGAAAATGCAGCAATGGGTTTTATATCTATGCTGGGCATGGTTGGCGGCGGTATTGCTGGTGGCTTAGTTGGTGCGTTGACCCTTAACCCAGTAGGTATTGTTGCTGGTGTTGGCTTAGGTGTGGGTCTTGCTGGAAAGGCAGAGCGAAGCCTAGCAAAAACAGATTTAATAGGTGATGTTAATCCTGGTCTTAAAAATAGTGCAATTTTCTCTGAGTCTATTGATGGACAAGAAAAATACAACTTTGGTAGGGACACAACAACTTTAATATCGCAAATAACAGGATATGAAAAACTTGGAGATAATAGCCAAGGCGTTGGTGCTATAGTATCAGGAATAATAAACTTTGGTCTTGAGGTAACAGTCGCTCCTGATATATTAGGGTTTAAAGCCGCAGGCGTTGTTGGGCGTGAGGCATTAAATGCACCTTTAGCATCAACTAGAACTGGTCTCATATCTAAATCTAAAATGTTTGATAAGTTTGAAGCAAAAAATCAAGCAATAAAAATAGCAGATGATATTGATACCTTAAAAAGAACTCAAGCAGGAGAGACAACAAGATACAGCCCTGTTTTTAAATTCTATAGGGAAAATGATGCATCTGTAATCCAGAAGCGTCCTGAATTTAATAATGATATTGGCCGTACTGGAGCCAACTTAGTTGCTGGACAAGATGATAACACAATTGGTCTAATCTTAAGAGCAGGTCGTGGGGACCCAGAAGCCTTAACAGAATTAGCAGTTAAGAGAGCCGATAAAAAAGCAGAACTTGACCGCTTTCAGGCTGACATGAAAATTACAGAAATAGACGGTGTCCCAGTATTAACTCACCGAGGTTTAGATGCCAAGGCATTGAACGCGGAAACCGCAGCAATAAGAAAAGAAGTTAAATACTTAGATGACGCTTTAAGCCTAAACACTCAGTTGATTGATAGAACTGTAGGGCGTGTGGCTTTTGTAGAAAGACTTAGAAATGACCGCGCTAAAAATATTATTACAAGAAAACTTGAAACTGGCACAGCGGTAAAACTTGAGACTGGTATTGGTAGAGCAACACAGTCACTTTACCTATCAAACCCATTTGGCAAGGTAGTTCGTTTTGTTGATAGAACAATAGATGATACGCCTCACCAGACAATTAAATTTGACGACGTTGTTCAGGCATCAGATAGGTTTAGAACAAATGTTCGTAGCGCTGTCAAGGTTGGAGCAATAGCGCCAGAAGATTCAATAAAAGCATACAATGGTTTTCTTACAGCAGCCACTGAATCTGAAAAGTTTCTTTACGTAGAAAAGTACAACGCAACTGTAATGAAGGGCATAGGAGCCAAATATAACTTGGCCCCAGAAATGATAGACCAGGTTGTCGAAGTTTACAATCGCACTAACCGTAAGATGGTTGCTGATTCTAAAAGCGCAAAAGCCCTAAATGAAAATTACATGATAAATCCACACAATGCAGATGAATTAATATCTGACCCACAGTTGATTACTCAACTTGCAAATGGAACCCATGTTATTGATGTTAGCGAAGTTGACAAGGCATTTAAACAATATCGTAATAAAATGGACCAAAATCATGGTGGGGTTCAATTCTTTGAGGACGCAGCAAAAGATAAATGGGTAATGGCTAAGTATGTAGCAGACGAATTCAACGGAATTTGGCGTGGATTAACTCTTGCACGTGCTGGTTACCCTTTAAACATTATTCGTGATACCACTATCCGTATGTTTGGCGATATGGCACTTATACCTGTTTACGCAAAGTTTAGCCAAAAATTAATAAAAGACTTAGCAAACTCAGCAAACAGTCCAGCAAAAATTAAAAACTGGATTGGCGGTACTCAAAGTTCAAAAATAAATTTAAAGAATATTCGCAGAGATATTGACTCAAGAGTAACTGTAATCGATGAACTCAAAAAAGCAATGACTAAATCTAAATATGACAATGCTGGCGTTGAACGACTAACTGCAAACATTAATGAAATGCAAGCAGTTGTAGACGGTCTTCGAGTTCAAGAAGCAGCAATTGTCGCAAAGATGCCAAGCAAGACTGTTGGCAAGGGTGTTATATCAGTAGATGGATATGATTTCCCTGATGCCACTAGTGGCCGATATGGCGAGATGACAGCCCAGGCCCTAAGGGGGCAAGACGACGTGCGTCGTGCTTTATCATCTTTACGAGAATTAGAAATTGTTGAAGCAAAGCGTGGAAGAACTGGAAGCCGTTCTATAGTAGCAACTGAAAATGAATCATTACACCTACAGGCGTGGGAACAAGTATTAAACGATAAACTACGTTTTGATGATGTTGCTCGCCAAATTATGGAGGGCAAGTCTAAGGCTGAAGTTACAACGTGGCTTAAGGCCCCAGAGAACTTTAACTACCTAGACCGTTTTGCACTGAGAGCATCTGATGCTGGATTAGTCTATGATAGAGTCCGTGCTGCCGTTGACCAATTTGCCCCATCAATAGAACTCCAAAAATTAGTTGTTTCCGATGGTGTTGATATCCTATCACTAAAGAAATTATATCCTGACCTTAATGAAAGACCAACTGTGTTAACAGACTTAGCGGATGATGCCCTTGGAACAAGTAACGCATACCAAAAAGGTGTTACGGGATTAAAGGAATTTGTTTCTATATTGGCAACTATGCCAGCAAGCAAACTAGCATACGCTCCATATTTTGCTTACAAGTATGAGCAAAAACTACAAAGCCAAATTGCTGTTGCTACAGCACAGGGAAGAAAACTAACTGTTGCAGATAAAAAAATCTTTGAAAAAAGTGCCAGGGATTATGGCATTAGAGAGTACAAAGCAAAGTTAAACTCTTTCCATAGAGATATGAATTACAATGGATTGATAAACTATATGATAGCATTCTTTCCAGCACTAGTAGAACAATTTAGAGCAT